TCTTTTGTTATATATAAAGAAAAGACTACATGGATAATGAATTATATTGGAGGTAACTTAGTTTTTAGTTTCCAAAAATTATTTGATGACACAGGTATTTTATCTAAGAACTGTGCTTGTGAATTTAACGGAAGACATTTTGTGGTAACTAATGGAGACATTATAGTACACGATGGTGTGTCTAAAAAATCTATAGCTAGTGATGTAATCAAAAGAACATTGTTTGATGAAATAGACAGCACAAATTATGCCAATACTTTTGTAGCTCACAACATACAGAAGGGAGAGATATGGGTTTCATACCCAACAGTCGGTTCAACATTCTGCAATAAAGCATTGATTTATAACTATAATACTTCTGCGTTCAGCTTCAGAGATTTACCAGGAATACTTGGGATAGGGCTTGGAGTAGTTAGTCCTACCTCAGACGGAAGCACTAGCATTTTATGGTCAGGTCAATCACAAAGCTGGGACGCTTACAGCACGACTGAATCATGGGGAGAAAGGTCTTATAATCCTACAGAGACCAGCATGTTAATGGCAGGTACAAGCGATACTAGATTGTATAGAGCAGACCAAGGGTTTGATTTTGCAGGAAGAAATTTTACTATGATGTTAGAAAGAAAAGGTTTAGTCCTTGATAACAATCCAAACACAGTAGTACAAGTCAGAAAGGTTACACCAAGGTTTGCAGGAACAGGAAGTGCTGAAATATTTGTAGGCAGCTCAATGAGTCCTAACGGAACTTATACTTATAAAACACAACAAAGCATTAACCCAAACTCTCAAAACAAAGTAGATGCTAGAGCCACAGGTAAATACATAGCTATTAAGTTTCAAAACACAACAGCTACAACTTTTGAATTAAACGGATATGATATAGAATATGAAGTATTAGGAGGTAGATAATGTCTGAAGCACCTAAGTATGTACCTAACCCAGTACCGAGCAACCCTGAAGATTTACCACAATACATCTTTCAAGAACTTACAAAATTACAAGGAGCATTACAAGAAAACCCTACCACATTTGTAGAGGTTAAAAACGTAGCTCCAGCAAGAATTAAACAAGGAGACATTGTGTATGCAGATGGTTCAAACTTTAACCCAGGCAGTGGAGAAGGCGTATACTTTAGAAACGCTGCTGGTAGTTGGGTGAAACTCGGATGATATATATATCAGGAGTCTTGCCTGAATTGTTACCTCATGTATGGGATGACTGTGAACCCTATATATCAATGGGTAATTCAAGAGGTAAAGAAGAACAAAATACACACGACATTTATCACAAGATTAAAAATCAAGAAATGCAGTTATGGATTCTAAGCAACGATGACAAAGAAATAGTTTCTGTATTAACTACAGAAATAATCCAATACCCAAGAAGAACTACCTGTCGTATAGTTACGTTAGGTGGCAAAGACCTAGATGAGTGGGTTGAGGATTGGTTGAATACTTTAGAGACTTGGGCGTTAGAAAATGGGTGCGAAGCTATAGAGACATGTTGTCGAAAAGGTTTTGCAAAAAAATTAGAGAAGTTTGGGTATGAAAATACTTACACAGTTCTCGCAAAAGAATTATTAGTTAAACATTAGAGGTAAATATTATGGGTAAATCAAGTGGAGGTGGTACACAAACCACACAGGCGTTACCTTCGCCACAACAAGCTCCGTATATAGAAGACATATATCAACAAGCTCAGGCTAGATATAACCAAGGACCACAACAGTTTTTCCCTGGTCAAACTTATGCAGGGCTAACCGAGGACATGGAGGTTGCTGAACAACAACTCAGAGCCAATCTTGTTCCACAACAAGCACTGGCTGACAATATAGCAGCAGCTCAAAACTACAGCTTAATGTCCCCACAAAATCTAGCCAGTAATCCATACTTAGCAGGAGCTGCCGAAGCAGCATTGCGTCCAATTTATTCTCAAGCTCAAGGTTTATTACAACAAGCAAGAAGAGATGCAACAGGTGCAGGACAATTAGGTGGCACACGACAAGCAATATTAGAACAAGGCGTTATAGGAGATTACTTGCAAAAAGCAGGTGATATAACTTCAACGATGTATAGTGATGCTTATAGAGACGCACAAGCTAATCAGTTAAAAGCCTTAACGATAGCTCCACAATCACAACAAGCTATCACAGCACCAGCTATGCAGTTGGGTGCGTTAGGTACGGCTGAACAAGCAAGACAACAACAAGCGATTGATGAAGCAAGAGCAAGATTTGAATTTGCACAACAAGCCCCTGACGAAGCACTAAGCAGATACTCTAACATTGCAGGAAGTAATATACTGCCAGGTGGTAGCACTACTTCAGCTCAAGGTGGAGAGCCTAGCTTTGGACAGAAGGTAGCAGGTGCAGGATTAATGGCAGCAGGTACATACGGTGCTTTGTCAGGTGGAGCAACAGGAGCAGCAGCAACAGCAGCAACACCTTTTGCACCATATGTAGCAGCAGCAGTAGCATTAGCCAGTATGTTTGATTAATTAAGGAGATATTATTATGGCAGTTTTAGGAGATATGAGTACAGTAAGCCTGTTTAATGTATTAGGTTTATTTAAATCAGAAGAACAAAAGAAAAAAGAATATGAAGACAACATTGCTACAAACGTAGCAGCAATGGAAGTACAAAACCGTGCTAACGAAGGCACTGCATATTCAAATGACCCAAGGTTTCAAACACCAACAGGACCAGCAGCAGTAAACCCTGTGCCTGTTGAAACAGCGTTAGGTCCTAATGATAAAGTTTATGTTGGTTTAGGAGGAATTGTTTATCCTGGTGAATCATCTATATATCCAAATTACACCGTAGATACTTTGCCTGAAAACATTAAAGAAATGCAAAGAATAAGATACGAAAGAAATCTTGCTGCTCCAAACATTATGAACATGAAGCCTACTTTAGCAAATATTAATTCAACAACTAAAACACCAAACCAAGTTCTTTTAGAAACTAAAGCAAAACCGTTTAGTCCTCAACAACAAATAGATTTAGCAGCAGCAGAAACGTTAGTAAAAACCCCTAATGTCTTACAGTCTCAATTACAAAAAGGCATTGGTTCTGCTTATAATCTTGATACTGGTAAAGCAGCAACAACAGCAGCAACAGCAACAGGTGGTATGGACTATATGAATTTATTAAAAATATTAGGCATGGTTAATAGTGGCAGTCAAACGCAAAGCAATGTTAAACCAGCAATTACACCAGGGATTACCCCAGCAGTAGCAGGAACTAAAATACAAGACGAAGATTTATACGATAGATACAGGAGATAAGAATGGCAGAAGATAAACTAAAAGAATTTGCTGAAGGATTAGGTGGTATATTAGCCCCATCATCGCAGGTCAATGACCCTGCAAAAATGTTGGCTGCTATTCAAAACGCTGCCTTACTTAGAGCAGGGATTGGTTTACTTGGCAGGACTCGAATGGGAGAAAACGAATACGATAAAGCTGGTAGAGTTTTAAAAGATGTATCAACTGACGCAGCAGCTCAAGTTAAAGCGTTAGCAACAGCAGGAACTACGGCAGCTAAAGCAAAAACAGCAGCAGCCAAAGAAACTAGGTCTATTGTTAAAGACGCTGCAACTCTTTACGATAAATATTATTTTACTAAAGACGAATACACTGGGTCAATAACACAACTTCAACAAGACATGCAAACTGCTGGTTCAAAAGCACCTACTCAAGAATTTTTTAAAAACAATTTGTTTAATGAAAGATATGTTTTAGGAGACACTGGTCAGTTTGATAACTTTATGAGGTTTCATAACAAACAAACATCTATTGCAAGGGACAATGGAGTTCCTGAAGAAGAATACCCTACCTATGAAGAAAGTTTTAATACTTACGAAATAATAAGGAACTCAAGGTAAAATGCCAACAGAACAAGAAAAAGAACTTTACAATAGAATAAACGGTACAGTAAATAATGGTCCTGCTGTTGTCAATCCATCAGATGAACAGCTATATGATTTGATTAATGCTGGTAGTGATTACGAAGCTATCACAAATAACAACATTGCTGTTGATACTGGCAATGTAGAAGGTATTGACAATGAAGCTGAAGCTATGGCATATGCAGCAACTTTAGGATTTACAGATACTTACAGAGGGGTTAAACAATTTATTGGTCTTGATGAAGAACAAATGCGTATTGACCAAAAAAGACTTAATACTATATTTAGAAACAAAGAATACGGTGGTAAAGCGTTGGCTGCTTATATGGGTGGTGTTGTAGCTGACCCTGCTGGTTGGATTATTCCATTAGCTAAAGCGAAGTCTGTGTCTCAAATGGTTAAACAAGGCATTGCATATGGCACAGGAATTGGTGCTGCTTCGTATGTTGATGAAGATATGGGGTTCAGTAGACTAGAACAAGCAGGAATTGGGGCAGTTGGTGGTGGCGTTATAACTGGTGCGTTAGGTGCAGCAGGTAAAAAATGGTTTGGGTTTGACGCACTACCCAAGACAACTGACGAAGCACTTGAACAATTACCTAGTAAGAATTTACAAATAGAACAAACGAGAACTAAGGCATTAAGAAGGCAAGATGCTGAAGTAAGAAGAGTTATGAGTGATGGGTTGATTGATGAAAAATTAACCTTGATGGAATCTTACAGAAAAAATGCAATGAAACCTGTATGGGACAGATGGGTGCAAAATCCTATAGCTCCACTGGCAGGAGTCGGAGCAGGTTATGGTGCTTATCAAATACTAGATGAATACAATGAAACTGAAACAGCACAACAATTTTTATTTAATGGGTTTGCAATCGGTGCAAGTTATCTTGCAGGTAAAAAATTTATAGGTAATCCGTTAAATAAAAACGAATGGTTTAATACAAAGATGCACAATATGTACCCTGACAATAGGATGCACCCTGATTTATTAAGATTAGATAGAGAGTTAGATGGTCGAGTAGGAACTTATAGAAAAAGATTAGCAGAAATAACTACAGAGTTAGACAAGTTAGGTCCTGAAGAAAGAAGGGTGGCTTATAATTTAATGGGTGGAGACTTAGGCGTTGATGAATTAAAGGCTTTGTCTAAAGGAGAATTAATTGAAAGAACTGTTTTAGCAAAAGGAATTAATCCTGAAACAGGAGTTAAATGGACACCTGAAGAATTAAAAGGTCTGTCTAAAAAACAACAAAAAAAATTATTAGAAAAAGAAACAACAAAACAAGAAAGAATAGAAGACTATCTTGGTGGAGACAATCCTTTAAAAGTACCTGTTCCTACCAGTGTTGAAAAAATTATAGCCCTTACTGAAAAACAAGGCAAAATTATGAAAGACATTGGAGAAGATATGAGGTTGGCTGGTCTTATAGATGATGATGTTTTTAAAACAAACATAAATAATTATATTAAAAGAAACTACGAGAAAGTTCTTAATGAAAAAGGTGCTGCTAAAGCTAACAGTTGGGTTAAAAACTTAGGGAAGATTAGGGGTGAATCTACTTTTGCAAGAGGAAGCAAATATATATTAGATAAATCAGATACATTCACGGCTGCTCAATTAAAAAAAATATTACCTAAATTAAGAGCAGAAAGAAAATATGATTACAGAATTAATAAACTATACGGTCAAAAGAAAGATGGATATGGAAGGCTTGTCAATAGAATTACTGATGAAGCTGACCCACAATACAACAAAGCATTAAATGCAGATGAACAAGCATCTAATTACGGAGTCATTATTAGAAAAGCTAAAGACTCAGAAGGAAATGAAACAGGCAAATATGAAATAATTACTCAGTTATCTAAAAAAGAAAGACTTGAGCTTGGCGAGTTAGACGATGCTGCATTGCAGTTAGCTAAAACAGCACAAGAGTTAAGAAGCACAGTTGGTATTGGAAAATTTTATGCACAGTTAAACGATATTGGTATTAATGAGGGCTGGGTTTTAAACAAAGCTACATTATTATCTAAACAACTAGCATCCAAAGGAATTACAAAATCACAAAATGTAGGAATAGATGGTAAGCCTATATACAGCAACGCTAAGACCAGTGAAATTGAAACACAAATGTTAAAGCTAAGGTATGGCGATGAACCATTACCTCCTCCTGGTTCTTATGCACCTAAACAAGGGCAGGTATTACCTGAGTTTCCTTTTGGTGGGCAAGTACAATATCAAAAATTAAAAAAACAATTAGCTAAAGAACAAGCTAAAGCTGCTAAAGAAGCTAGAGAACTTGAAAGATTATCTGACTCACAATTTAATATTAAAAGTGCTACCCCTGACAATCCTATAAAACTAGAAGTAAGAGATGCTAATGGGGATGTGGTTGGTACAGAAAAATATGTTTACATACCTAATGCGAAACAAACAGATTATGACGGCAACAAAGCAGTAATAAAGTTTGGTGAAAAACAAGACAAAGAAGTACCTATGTACGGCAAGTTAGCTGGTAAATTAGTTAAGCTAGACCAATACAAAGACATGATGCTCTTAAAAAGAATGAGAGATGATGATGGCAATAAATATCTTGGAGAAACTTATTTCAAAATAAACAGTATTTGGAAAAAAACTAAAACTGTTTACAACCCAGCAGTACATATTAATAATTATGTATCTAATTTTACTTTGTACTATGGAGCAGGAGGTGCTTGGAAACAATTAAAAAAAGTACACAACGATGGCACAGCAGGACAAATAATGGCGTTTGAAAAAGGAACGCTCAAGTGGGAAAACCTAGACCCTGACTTACAAGCCATGTATAAAGACGGAGTTTTTGGCAGAGATTATTTAAGTGCCGAGATAAGAAACTCTATCGACATAGGAAAGATAGGTAAAACTTTTGATGTAACAGATGCAGAAAAATCAAATGACTTTTTAACTTCAGCGTTTAAAACCGTAAAAAATACAATAGAAGATAGTACATTTTTAAAAAAAGCAAAAAATAAAGCTGTAGAAGCTGATGAATTTACATCAGGTTTGTATCAATTAGAGGATAGATTATTTAGAGTAGCTTTATACAGAAGCAGATTAAATGAATTAAATCCTAAAACCAATATGAAGTGGACAAGAGAAGACGCAGCAGGAGAAGCTGTAAAATGGTTTGTTGATTATAATATTAAATCAAAATTTATAAACAATTTAAGAGGAACAGCCGTTCCATTTTTATCTTATTCGTACAGGATTATGCCTTTAATGGCAGAGGTTGCAGTTAAACATCCTGAAAAAGTTGCAGTTATAGCAGCCCTAGGTTATGCAGCTAATGACATAGGCAGAGCAGCGACAGGAACTACCAAGTATGAACAAGAACAAGAAAGAAAATTTATGCAAGAGTATAATAAAACAAACATGTTTGGTTTTGCAGCTATGCCTGAAGCTAATATAAAAGTTAGTGGCACAGGCAATCAATCTAAATATATAAACATAGGGAGAATGTTGCCAGGTGGAGATGTATTTAATGTAGGAGGAACAACCCCTAACGCAATACCTTTCTTGCCAACAGCAGCTCAACCTGGTGGACCTGGCATATCTACAATACAAAACATATTTGGGATTGACCCATTTATGGGTAATAAAAGAGATGCTCAAGAGTTTGGAATGAACGCTGCTGAAATAGGATTAAGTAGAGCAACAGACATTGCCAAAGATTTTATACCTAATATTCCTGGTGTGCCTGGTAGTTTTTCATCTAAAAAAATAATGAGAGCATACGAAAGAGATTACGGAGACAAACCTAAGTACAATACATTGGATGACCCATTAACCACTGGCGAAGCAATAGCTAGTTCGTTTGGTTTTAAATTTAATACGGCAGATGTAAGTAGGTTAAGAAGGTTTGGTTCAGCAGAAGCTAAACGATTAAAGTCTGAGTTTGACCAAGCAAGAAAAAAAATTAACACCTCAAGAATGAAAGGCGAGATTACTGTAGAAGAATATAGAGAAGCAATAGACGACTTGAAACAAAGTTATGTAGAACAGTTTGACGCAATAAAGGAGAGAGAATAATGATACCTATGGAATTATTAAGCATGTTAGCTTCCACCGTATTAGGTGGTGTTATGTCTATCATGGCACAGAAAGGACAGGCTGAAGCTGAAAGAGAAAAAATGTTAATGGCTAGAGCAAACTTTGCAGCCAAACAAACCGATAAAGCTAGAGCAGTCTCTGACCCTCACACTAAGCACACAAGGAGATGGATAGCTTTGATGTGTGTATTTAGTATTATTGTAGTACCAATCGTTGCTCCAATCTTTACTGATGTTAATGTGGCATACCAAATTGTAACCGAAGCAGATAGTGGTTGGTGGATATTTGGTTCAACTTATGAGACTTCATATTTCCAAGAAGGCAATACAATCTTTATAACTAACTTACAATCACACACAATCTTCTCAATTATAGGGCTATACTTTGGTGGCTCACTAACAAGGAAATAATTATGGCAATCGAAAGAGCAGGTGAAAAATTTTCAGGATACAACAAACCTAAGAGGTCAAGGAAAGGTGGCAAGAAGTTTGCTGTCCTAGCTAAAGAAGGTAGCACTATCAAACTAATAAGGTTTGGCGATGCCAACATGACTATTAAAAAGAACATACCTTCAAGACGAAAATCTTTTAGAGCAAGACACAAGTGCGATACTGCTAAATCTAAATTAACAGCGAGATACTGGTCATGCAAAAAATGGTAAAAGAATGTACGGTTATTCTCTTGCTTACTATTTTAGTTCTCGGAATAGCTGACGCATTAGGCGATGTAACCTCATCAGGTGCAACAACCAACACACAGTCTAACAATGCAGGTTCTAACACAGCAATCACTGGTGGGTACGAATCCAGCACAACATATCAATCAGGCTCATCTAGCAACACAACCACTACGAACAGTACCAACAACAATACCAATACTAAAACAGCCGTAAACAGCTCCTCAGCCCCTGCTATGAGTGTATATGGGCAGGACTCCTGTGTTATACCATTAGCAGCAGGAATTACAGTCATCGGATTCAGTGGTACATACGGTAGTTATTACACTGACCCTAACTGTGAAAGGAGAAAGTCTGTATCAGTCTTAGCTAAACTAGGTATGAAAGTCGCAGCAATATCATTGATGTGCCAAGATGAAAATGTATGGAAAGCAATGATGGATGCTGGTACGCCATGCCCTATTGATGGATTGATAGGAGAAAAAGCTAAAGCTAGATGGATGGAGAAACGTAAACAAGAATTAACAGGAGCTACTCAAACTAAACCGAGTATGACTTGGAATGATTAGAGCAATACTACTATCTTTAATAATAACTGGTTGTGCTACACACTCAGTTACTTTAGGACCAATGACAGTTTATGGGAGCAATGAGCAAGAAATATACTTGCCTGAAAGACAATGAAATATTTAATACCTTTATTATTTCCGTTAATGGTTTTAGCAGACAGTCAAACGACTGGGAATTTAATTATAAATGGTACGTTTGAAAACAATAACAGCAATAACTGGACTACATCAGGAGATGTTCAGGTACTAGGCGACTGTTGTGGTAGTAATTACGACCTAGAGTTTGGAGATAGTGGCAGTATCGAACAATCATTTGCCCTCATATCAGATGATATAACACAGCCAATGCTTAACAACGGCATAACTTTGAACTCTAGTGTCCTAGTACAGAATGGAGAATGTGGTGTCTCAGGTTGTTGGGGTGGAACAGGTGGTGCTGATACCTTTACAATAAGACTACAGATAAGAGATTCAGATAACAACATCTTGTCTGTTACAACACAGGAGAGAACTAATGTTACAGGAATTAATGGCAAAGATTTTACAGATAGTGTCTCGTATACAGGTACTGGTAGCAACATTGGAAATCTTTTTATTAGTGGGTCTGACGCTAATAGTCCTGCTAATCTTGGTGGTCCTAATATAGATAATGTTTCAGTAACAATGACATACGATGATACAGTATTGTCAGCTACACAGACCTTACATATTACCACTACCTTTCAAGAGATAGAGGAAGTATTGTTTAATGAAATAGAAACGGTAGAGTTTATACCAATAGAAGAGTTTGTTTTTGAAGTGTACGAAGAACCAGTTATCCAAGTCTTTGAAGAGATATACATTGAAGAGATAGCTAAAGAAGAAATTAATATAGGAACAATTAACGTGTTCAAAGAAATACCTACGGAGGTAGCATATGAAGAACCCAAGACCATCGAAACATTCTCAACAGAAATCCAAGGCTTTGAAGAAAGAATTGAAACAACAGAAAGTTTCAACAACACGCCAACAAGCGAAGTCATACAAGAGTTCTTTGCAGAAGAACAAACCCCAAACTCTAGCAGAATCTCTCAGCGAGAAACTCCACTTGAAGAAGTTGGAGGAGGAGCTGAAGAAAGAACAAGCATTGAAGAAACAGCAGGAACAGGAAATGAATCTGCACCAAAAGAAAATGAAGAAAGAATTACTACAGAGTCTACAGGAGAAAGCACAGTCGCAGAGTCTACACCTGAAGCTGTGGAACAGACTGAGAGCAATACTCCTGAACCTGAAGCAGAAACTACAGTCGCTTCTGAAGAAGTAAATGAAGCTGTCGGAGAAGGAGAAGCAACAGATAGTGAATCAGGAAATGGAGGAACTGAGACAGTTGCTTCAAGAGAAGATGCCCTCGAAAGCCGAGATAATGAGGTGGAAGAAAGCAGGGATAGTGGAAACACTACAGTCAATACTGAAACTATTTCAATAGAAGCTATAGAAAAGAAAGTCAACGAAACTATTAAGCGAGTAGACCAAAGGTTAATTGCTACTTCATTGATAGTAGCTAAAGCAATGCAAAGCCCAGTGTCTCTTGACAGTTATAGTAAAACCAACAATAATATATTTAACAATCAATTAAATATTGATGGAGGTAGTTATGATGACCAAAGAGAATATGTTGATTTGCGAGATATATATGTTGAGAATCAAAGTGTTTACAACGACTCTATGGCACAACGTCAAACAAACATTCAGAAAAGTATTGATGAAGTTATAAGAACACAAGAACATTTAAAACAAATAAGAGGATATTAATATGGGAGTTAAAGAATGGCTTGGGATAGGCTCACTCATAATTACATTACTTGGGTTTGCTATATTCCAGGGCAAGTTAATAGAGAGAGTACAGGTACTAGAATCTAAACAATCAGTAGATATTAAACCGTTGACAGCAGACATTGCCATTAACAAAGCTGAGATAGCAGTATTAAATGCTAAAGTTAATGAGATGAAAGCAAGGTCAGACAACCCATTAGGACAATAAGATGAGAGTAGCAGACGAAAAAAAAGAAAAGATGTTTGTTGAATACATGACCAGTGGAGACACAGTGTCTAACGCAACAGCATCAGCAAAGAAAGCAGGGTATACAAAGAACCCAAGTCAGCATGGCTATTGGCTAAAGAAAAAGTATGATAAAGAAATAAGAAGTATCAATGAATTAAAGATTACTTCTACCTCTAGTTTAGCAATCAATGTGTTAAAAGATTTGTTGGTCAACTCAGAACAAGACTCGGTCAAACTTAACACTGCAAAACTATTGCTTGAGCTAGGGAATTACTCACAACAAAACATTAACCTAAGCGTTGATGATGTAAGTTCTAAGACAGATGAAGAACTAGTCAAAGAGTTAAGAACTCTAATGACTAAAATGCCAAGCATTGCACCTGACTTAGCCGAAGGTATACCTGCTATACCTGTAGAAGAAGAAGACGAGGAAGTTAAAGTTAAGCATTAAGTTTTTCTAACGCTGAATCTTCAAGGTCTCTAAGTTTTAACATAATTTTATCATAACCATTCTTAATGGTTTTAAATGTAGGCATATCTAAATCCATCATTATCATTCTTGAATCATCATCAAAGATAAACATACCGTCTTTGCAATGGTTACATTTTTCTATCGTATTATTAAATACATTCTGCCCCACCCCATTACAAAACGGACACGCCTGTAATAAAGATTCAACAAGACAGCAATCAATAATAGTTCTGATTATATTGTCTCCCTTCTTTAACTTTACGCCTTTAAAAATATCCAACGCATTTGTATAAAAAGAATAAAACAAATCTGACCTGGATTGATTGTCGTTTAAAAATTTAGCCATGATAATAGCTACCTCATCTTTACTCAGGTTTGAATAAGACAAGGCAGTATTAATATCCTCGGCAGTAACACTGTCGTGAGACTTACCCATGCCTATCGCTGTCATGTCTACCGTCTTAGGTAGTAGTAGTGTTAGCATCTCTAGTTTCATTTCTCAAGACTTCTATTGTGAAGTATACCTCCAATTTTTTTTGTAAAGTTTTTAATTGTTTTTTTGTTGTCATGATACTCGCTTTCTTGCAGATAATATTCTGCTGTATGTATAGCTTTAATTACATGATGTGCAGGATATTTTCTTGTATAAGAATTTAAAATTCCCTTCCATTTATAATTATAAGGAATCCATGTGTCCAACTCATAATCTTCTAAAACATTAAGGTAAGTTCCTTGTACTATTTGTTGCCTTTCTTTTGCAGAATAGTGTGTGTAAAAAAATTCTAAAGTAATTTCACCTTTAGAATTCTTTGGTTTTACTTCATTCATTTAAGTCCTCCTTTGGATAATAAACTTCTACATAAGAACCACAGTTGGGGCATGATAGGTTTGTTACGATAGAATGTTCCTCGCTATCTTCAACATCATGGTCTCCTCCCCATATTAGTTCCGTGTTGCAGTGCCAACAGTTCATTCGTTGTCTTCTAACTCCTTTACAGTCTTTGCTTTGTATCTTTGGCTAGAATACTCACGCATTTTTTTAAGTCTGTCTTCTCTTTGTTCAGGTGTTTCACTAGCAATTCTTTTTTTCTTTTGTTCTAAAAGAAACTCTTTCTTTTCATTATACCTCTTCAAAGAGTATGCAAGTTTCTTGGCACGGTTCTCAGGGTTTCCGTACCACCTGTCCCAGTTTGCTTTCCAATCCTTTGCCATTGATTACTCCTTTGCATTTTTTATTTGTATGTTTGCTGACTGATATCCTTTGTCCTCATCAAACTGTCCCCATAAAGAGATGTCATAAGTCTCTCCTTTCTTTATAACAAAGTCTTCATATGCTGTAAACTTTGCATTGCTTCCTATAGGCTTAGGGTTAGTACCCTCAGTCTCCTTGTGTATGTTCATCTGTTTAAATAACACCGATATAACATCGTTGTATACTTCATTAAAAAATAATTTAATTGTTATCTTATCCATTACTTAGTCTCCGTTCTGTTGATAGAACCCCTTCTCTCTTCTTTCATTTGCACTTACAGTTTGAAAGAGTCTGAGCTTGTGTTCTAGGTTATTTATTTTTCCAGTCGTTAATGACTCGGATTCTTTTGCATCAGCAATCAAGTCGTTATATTTAATAACGTCTTCATCTGTGTTTGCTATTGCTTCTCTCATAGGTTGCGTTGCTTTTAATTCAGCCGTATTAATTAGAGCCAAAGAGAAAGCAACCTCCCTTTTCTTTGTGTATTTATATACATCAGCAGTAGCCTTAGCCCTAAGTTCTACCAGTTTAGCGTGATAGTCTAGGGCTTGTTCCAATTCTAACTGAGGTAGTTTAAACATTAGCCACCTTCTTTACATTAGTAATCTCTGTGTAAGGACACTTGCCTTTATATATAAAGTCTTCTTTACTGTTCCTTTTAGTCTTAAAGTTTTTATCTAACTCCCCTACAAGAAGATAGTTAGCAAACTCTTTTACTTTTGGAAGCATAAAGTTATCTACATAATCTTTGTTGTAAGGAATACTAAAGACTTTAGAATTTCCCATTTGATATATACAGAAGTAAGTGTGCTTTCTAAATGTTAAATGCTGTTGAAAATATACTTGAGGTAAATACCTTTGGATATACTTATCAAAATCATCCTGAACAAAGTAAGGTGCTTTAACTTCCACCAAACTTTCTTCTCCTATGTAGCCGTCAGGTGTGCATGAAAAAGAAACTTGTGTTTCTTTATTGCCTATATAAACATAGCTTGTATTCTTCTGCTCCCCTAACAGTTCGCTACCACAGTTACGAACCAGCTCACCTGTTGTTATCATTACCTGTGCTATGCCGTACTTCTCACACTCATTACCGTGTGCTACATACTCTTCATTGACAGGCTTGTCTTCTTTGTTACCGACCAGTATCTCGAAGTGATTTTGCCTAGAGCAATAAGCATCCATGCCTATTACCCTAGAAATCATACTGGCTCTTAGGTTATATGCTTTGCCCAAGTTCCTCTACTCCCATAGGTTTACCTTTCTTTAGATTCTTTTCTAATTTCTCAAGGTCTCCCCCTATATCTTTTTTGGTTTCATTATCTACAACTTTCTTTGGCTTATCATTGACAGCCTTGCCACTGGGACTGTTGCCCACAGCTTTGTTGCCGTCATCATCCTCCGAAGGAAGACCGTATAAAGATTGTAGTCCGTATCTTTTTGCATAGGTTATGCCTGACCCTAACTGATGTGGGTTAGTCATGTCTTTACAAAAGACTGGCACTTTACATTTAATAGATTCAGCAGTATCAATATGTCTTATGCTGGTTTCTACAAAGACTTGCATGTCATCTGTAAAGTTTACTTCTTGTGTAAACACAAGACCAAACTGACTGCCTTGATTGACTGCACTAATCACATTTTCCAATGTACTGTACTCCGATTTAAAGTGTGGGTTAGTACCACCTTTAGATGCACTGACACTAAGTTTTTGAAACTCGTTCAATGCTGTTAATAGTTTGCTCATATGTAACCTCCGTTACTTTGATTGTGGGTAGACAGCTTATGGTCTGCCTACCCTTAAATCCTCCCACCACGGAAGGTGTTTATTTCCTACTATAGTATAGTAAAACAAACAAATAATCAAACATCATTTGATTATTAATTTATTCATTTCCTCTAGTAGATATTCTTGCGTCCCAAACTTCTCTTCAAAAACCTTGGTGTTGTGATGTACCCCAGTGTTTCCTTGGTGATGTTCATGGCACAGCCCTATCACTCTATCTTCATCACGCTTACCCATACCAGCTCCAGTCAGATGATGTATACATGGGTCAGAATGAACACCATAGTGAAGTCGGCAGACGATACAGCCTACCGACACCACTGCTTGATAGTGTTTCCGTTTAGCAAGATTAGGTTTCTTAGCTATGTTCCTGCTCCCTTTGTTGTTCTGCAAGACCTTCAGCTTCCATGTCCCACCTTTGCTCCAAGTCATTAAGAAACTCAGTTACCTCACTCATACTCATACCTACATCTATTAATAATTTAATAGCATTAGCCCTGCTGTAATCCTTGCCTGAGCTTTGTATCATTTCAATTACCTCAAAGTATTTTCCGTTAGCATATCTACTCATAATTTTGTCTCCGTATTCATCAATGTCTTCTGTTTTAATATCACCGTGTTCTTCATAAGTTACCTTCATTTTCTCCCACCTATATTATACTCAAGCATGTATACCACATACCTGCATTGAGTCTCTTTATTAATCTCATCTCTAGTAGTTATCTTATAACCCCTAGCTTTAAGGTTAAAGATGATAGCCGACAATCTTGTTGCTTTGAACTTTGTGATTGCTGTCCAACTATCTATCTCGCCTTTCTTTTTTAGGTGCTTCAATACCTCTTCAGTTTTATTTACTTTCTTTTTCACGTCTACCTCTACTGTTTAGTTTCTTTTTTTCCACGTTGTCCATAAACTCTTTCAATATCTTATTGGGTCTGTGTTCCAGTGGGTCTCTTGGTTTGTAGCCCAGCTTCTTAAAGTCTTCTATCTCTTTCAAGTGAGCTAGACTTTTAATCTTCTTGTCAGATAACTTCTTGCATACCTGCACGACCTCTCTCAAGTCAGGACACCAGTCCTTACCCTCCATAAGTGGCGAGTCAGGGTGAAACAAATCTCCCATAACATCTTTAATGTGTGGTATGCCGTTCAATGTCTTCTTCCATATCTTAGCCGTCATTGTGATACTGCCCTTGCTATCAACAGCACTACCGTATGACGACTTAAACTTATGACCGAACATTGAGTGCATCATTACAAAGAAGTTGCCTATATCTTTATCAGATAACACTACTTCCTCCTATCAATTATAGTTTGTTCTGAAGGTGTACATCCTGTCTCAGACTTACCTGTTAATGCCCTGTCCTCATGGCAATCAACTGGGTGTTTATCTATACCTTCTTTATTCCATTCACATACAAACTCATCATGCTTATAACAAGTTGTTAGTTCATCTCCGTACTTAGCCCTTGCATAACATACAAAGTCTGTCATTGGGTTATACTTCATCACTACCTCCTAATAATTTAATTCTTTCTGCTTCATTATCAGCAACACTAATCTTTTCTTTTATATTATTATCTATTCTATTCTTATCTATTCTAGGACGTACATTCTTATCAGTCTCTCCGTAGTTGCTTCGTACTGCTCTTGTGTAATTGTCCTGTATTTCCTTGAGTTTAGGCACTGTGATTTGAATACTTTTCTCAAAGTTCTTACTCAGTATCAGTCCACTATCCTCAAAGTTTGCCAATAGTTTTGTCAAAGTCCTTGCATTAATACCACCTAACATGGCTTTAAGATAACTTGTTTGGAAAACTACTGTCGGTTTGTCTACATCTTCAACACGCATGGCTACCATTTCTACTATACAGAAGTAGAATCCGTAGCCTTGCAGGAAGTTGTCGCCACTAGCCATTCTTAATCTTGATGACTGGTGGCTATCACTCTTGTGTTTAAACCATTTCATATTTGTACCACATTACTCCTCTAGCATAACATATCTAATTATGTTTTACTAATTTATTTTATTCTCTTTCTTCCCACTTCAAAGCATTGTCGCTAAACTCCCTTAGCCTTTCCAATACTTCTTCTTTAGTAAATTCTCTAGGTTTGCCTGTTGCGAAGCGAACGCATTTTGCTGAATCGCCAAACGCAATCTCACAAACTTCATCTATAAATTGTTCTTGTTCCTCCTGTTTTTGTTTCAACCAATCAATCCATATTGCTCTTGTCATTTGCTTTCTCCTTCTTTGGTTTCTTTTTAAATATCCTGTCCCAGTTGTCCCTAACCTTATGGTCAGGGACTTGAGACTTACGTTGTCTGTCTCCTTTACTCAATGTAATCTCTCCTTCCTTTTCTTCTTGGCACTCATACCAACACTATCAACTAACATATCAACAGCCGTCTCGGTTTGCTCTCGGTCAACCCAACCATAATAGTCTTGGACTAAATCACAAAGGTGCTTGAAGGCTACCTCCGAATCTTTGTACCTAGTTGAGCCGTCCAGTGCAACATCAAGATAACTTTCTATCTTGCGTTGCTCAGGCTTTGTTGGTATGCCAATCAACATTACATATTCCATTACTCTATCCAGTATTAACTGGTGTTCCTTACTGTGTTTCATATATCTAAGTCTCCTGTATAACCATTGTTGAGACAATCTGAAATCAATCTTCTCTTCATGGCTGGGTCATCACCCATAATTACTTCAACGACTGGGTTAGAATCAGTGCGTTCTATTTGCTTAACTCTACTGTCCCAACACCTCCCTTTGATTAAGTATGGTCTAGTTTTGTACTTAATAGACTTAGCTATAACCCCCTCTTTCATTAGTTCATTGAGCCTAGCATTTAATATGCTACGCTTATGGTTTGGGAACGCCCTGTCAAAGTATTCAATCATCAAGTTCTTTTTGAAAGACCAGTAAGGTTTGACTCCTAAAGTCTCACACCAACCGTCTGCAATTAAAACATTTAACATTTTATCTTGTAACATTTTTGGTGTTTCTTTTTCTTCCTCAATGAAAGACCTGTAATATTCAGGTGAGCCTAGTATGTATTCCCTCCCTTCGTGTTTAACTTTTATATCACTCATTTGTTTTCCTCCTTGTTATCTTTATCATCTTGTGCATAATCGTGGTCGTAACCTTGATAATCCTCGATTACTTCTTCTGTTTCTGCATCTTCTCTATACACATCATAGTAGCCACAGTCTTCGCAACCCATAATGTGTCCTACTTCATCATCACTAAAGTCTTCTTGGTAAGCATTGTATGAGCCACACTCAGTACAACACCACTCTCCTGTACTACTACTCATCATCTTCCTCCTTTTGATAGGCAATAATTAAAAAGTTATAACCACTTGTTGATTCATCTAAAGGCAAGACTTCATTTACTAATGAAAGTAATGGCGTCTTACTATATGTATCACTACCTATCCATATATGTCCTGTTTCATTGGGTATTAAATCCCATTTGTTGTCCTTTAATAATTGTTTTTGTTCTTCAGTTAATTTC